AATTTCTATAAGATTCTTTTCCGTCCTGGGTATTCTATCCAGACTAGAGAATTAACACAAATACAATCTATTCTACAGAATCAGGTTGAAAGTTTTGGTAAGTATGCTTTCAAACAAGGAGACCTAGTTGTCCCTGGGGAAGTTGGACTTAACACCAAACTAGATTATGTGAAGTTGTCTTCTGTATCAGAAGTTGCTGTTGAAGAAGATGGCGATATCGTATACAAAAAATATGATATTAGTCAACTAATTGGCAGACAATTGCGAGGATTAAATTCTGGCGTAATCTCCACTGTTCTAGAAACAAAATTAGCAACAGAAACTACTGCTGATACTGTTTATGTAAACTACTTAAACAGTGGCAATTCTAATAATGAATCAAAATTTCGTCAAGGAGAAACTCTAGAAGTTGTTGACGGTATCAATACACCATTGTTAGTTGTTGGTACTGATGGTAGCGTACTTCCTACCAGCATTCAACTCACAAATCCGGATACGGGAGACGTAACTTCAATTGAAAGTCCCGCGATGGGATTTGCTTCTGCTGTAGAAGTAGAAGAAGGAATATATTTTGTTAATGGTTATTTTGTACGATGTAGTAAAGAAATTTTAGTAATTGATGATTACTACAATAGTCCTTCTTCAAAAGTAGGATTTAGAATCCAAGAAGAAATTATCACTCCAGAAGAAGATGCCAGTCTTTATGACAATTCTATTGGATCTTCCAATTTCACTGCTCCAGGAGCACATAGATTAAAAATTTCATTGAAATTAGTTAAGTTTGAATTCAATCAAACTACAGATAAAAATTTCATCCAGTTGCTTACCACACTAAGAGGTGCAGTACAAAGAAAGGTATCACCAACTAATTATAGTTTGATTGAGCAAACTCTTGCACGTAGAACGTTTGACGAAAGTGGAGACTATGTTGTTGGCAACTTTGATATTGATGTCAGAGAGTATGCACAAAAAAATAAAAATGGTGGACTGTATAAAGCAGATGTATTTGGACTTTACAATGGTCTAACTGAAGGAGAAGCATCAAGAAAGATGTTAGCTAGTGTCAGCACAGGCAAAGCATACATCAAAGGATATGAAATTGTCAATAAAGAGACTAAGTATCTAGAAATTAATAAGGCGAGAGCAAGTCTTACTAGTGATAATATTAGATTAAAAACTAAATCTCTCCCAACTTTAAATATCACTAACGTATATGGTAGTGTTCCTCTTAACAAAGAAGGAGCAGATCTTACTGCGTATCCATACATTAACTTATATTCTACATTCAATGATGGATCTGTAGGATTAGGAAATTCTGAACTTCCTACTGATCACAGACAAACAACAGATAGAAGAGGACAAGTTTTTGGTTCAGATGATGCCACAAAGACTATTGTTGTTGAAGTAACTAACACAACACAACCTCTCTCAAGTATCACAGATGCAAACTTTGATAATTTATTTGGGGAAATTCATTTCATTAAAACCAGAAATGATGCAGGTACTGCAACCTCCACTTCAACAGTAAAAGGAATCGCTTTTGCAAAAGTCAACAAACCATTAATCAATGCAAATGATTCTGTTAAATTTTTGGAATTGACAATTCTTGGCAAGAAAGATGATTTGGATTTATTGTTTGTAGAGTTTGATTTAGGAGATTCAAATTATCAAAGAAAAATTTTCCTTACTAGTGCAGATGCATCTACAGATGCTAACGAAATAGGTTTCATTGTAGATTACAGTGAAACAATTACACCTGTTATTGGTAGAGCAAAACCAAATAATTTCGCTCTCAAGAAAAAAGGATCTGGATTTAATAGCGACTCTGACATTATTTTATCGCAAGGTCGTCAAGCTGATGGATCTGCAACTTACAATGCTACTTTTGGATTGTCTTATTTTGATCCAGAATTCTTTACTAAAATTTTATTAGATACTGTCCCTACACAAGGAGCATTTGGAATTGGCAAATACATATTTGGTTTAAAATCTGGAGCATATGGAGTTGTTGAAGGTAGTCCTTCTGGAGTATATTCCGTAGGAAAACTGTTGTTTATAAAAACTCTATCTGGTAGATTTCAATCCGGAGAATCCATCAAGGATGAAGGTGGAAATGTAGTTAAAATTGCAAAGGATAATACAGTATCTCATTTTATTGTAACTAATCCTGGTCTTGGATATGCAGAAAATTCAAACATTGTAATCAATGGTGTTGAATATGACAATTCTGTTGTTGATCTGGCAAGATTGAACAGCGGTGCTTTTTATAGAGCAGAGATTAAAAATAAGTCTGCTTTATCTACAGAATATGCACAACCACCAGCAGTAACTGTAAAGCAACCTGATGGTTCTGCGACACCAGCTCAAGGTGCAGTTATTTTAGCAGTTCTAACTAGAAATGCAATAACAACATATACTCCGCAAAATGTAAAATCAGTTTCTGCCAAGTATGGATCTGCTGGAGAAAATGTATTCACTGCAGATGTTGTAGTTGATGATGCAGAATTTGCAGAAATTAAATCTATTACCGATTTTACTTTCTTTGGAGATAAAGGATATAACTTTATTGAATCTACTAGTTTTAATGCAGATGCTAGTAATGTGCTTCAACAGGGCGACATCATTCAATTCTCTGATACGGATAATAATCTAGTACGTTCTACTATACAGTATGCAACGATAAAACAAGGAGCATTCAAGACCAGAATCTATCTAGATACAATGCTTCCTGGTGATGTTGTTAATACTAGCATTGTACGTTTGCGTCCTAGAGTTGGAAATGCAAATCAAGGAACTCTGATTTATCCAACCGGAAGTAGTCAAATTAAACAGATTTCTTCAACACCAGAAGAAACTAAAATTAAATATTTTTTCCGTAGAGATTTTGTAACTACTGCGGCTACTTCCGGTGGTGTAATTACATTTGCTGCACAATTGCCATTTGGAACACAAAGATTTGCTGCTTTTACAGAAGAAAATTACATCATTACTGTTCTAGATCCCGGTGATTCTCCTAATGTACACACAGGAGATATTGTTTATATCGATAAAGATGCAGTAGAAATTAGTTCATCTACTGATACCAGTAGTGGACTTATTGCCGGAAGCATTAGTCTGAAATTGCCAACAACATATTTTGGAACAATTCCATCAAATGGAACTTATCCAAAGTTAAAACTGACTGCCACATTAGAAGTAGAGAATGCAAAACCAAGATTAAAAACTTCTATAGAAAATAGAAGAATTGTAATTACTTCCAGTGGTGATAGAGTAATTCCATTTAGAGGTATTAATTACGACACTGAAGTTGTTGAAACACTTTCATATTCAGATGCTTATAAACTTAGATATGTTTATGAAGGTAGTGCTACTCAACCACCTCAAGCAGATTCTGCAGGAAGTTTAATTTCTGGTTCGGATGTTACAGATAGATTTACATTCGATAATGGTCAAAGAGACACTGTTTATGATGTTTCTAGATTAGTTTTAAAACCAGGATATGAACAGACTACTGGACAACTTCTAATTGCTTTCGATTACTTTGAGCATTCTGCTGGAGATTTTTGTACCGTCGATAGTTATATTCACGAAGCGGGAGTAACTGAAGATGAAATCCCATCGTTTAATTCATCTGTTTATGGTATTATTAATCTTAAAAATATTCTAGATTTTAGACCTAAAGTAGATACTACCGCATCTATTGCTGGTTTCCAAGATACTGCATCTTTAGCATCATCAATTGGTCCATTTGCTGGTGCTGGTGCCATTGTTTCTTCTAGTCCTGCATCAGATACGAATTTAGAGTATACATTATCGTTCAGTCAAATTCAATACCTAGACAGAATTGACGGTGTATTTCTTAACAAGAATGGTAAATTTATTATTAAAGAAGGCAATTCCTCACTCAATCCATCAAAACCAGATCCTGTTGATGATGCGATTCCTTTATTCTATGCATATATTCCTGCATTCACACAAAATAGTAAAGATGTAAGAATTACTCCTGTTGATAATCGTCGTTATACAATGCGTGATATCGGCAAACTAGAAAAACGTATTGAGAGACTTGAATACTATACCACGCTTAGTGTTCTAGAACAACAGGCATTGAATATGCAAGTTAAAGATGAGATTGGATTTGATAGATTCAAGTCTGGTTTCTTGGTAGACAATTTTGAATCCCACAGAACAGGAAATTTAACTTCATTAGATTACCAGTGTTCTATTGATTCTCAGCAATCAGTCTTACGTCCACAATCAAAAGAAGATTCTTTTATACTTAAAGAAGTAAATACTAGAGAAGATCAAAGAGTTGTTTCTGGATACAAAAAATCCGGAGATATAGTTACTTTACCATATTCCAATTTAGAATTTATTGGTAATAATTTTGCATCAAAAACACTAAATCCAAATCCATTTGTTGTTCTTCAATATGTTGGAGATTCTGTTTTATCACCAAGCATTGATCAATGGTATGATACCACAGAAGAACCACTAGTTGTCGATACTAATACTGATCTATACAAAATTTTCTTATCTAAAGAAAATGTAAAAGAAAGTTTTTCTAGTTTGTATAATTCTTTTGTAATTAACTGGGTTGGTTCATCACCATCTTTCTCTTCGATTAATTCTCTTGGTAGTATTAACAGCCAAGATTCACAGTCAAAAGTAAAACTAGCGTCCACTGCTAGTTCTTCAAACATTAGTCCGAAAAATAATGATGTTGCGAAAGGAGTTCAAACTAAGACTATAAGAGGAAATTCTGTATCTTCTGCTTTGCAGTTCTTTGCTAGAAGTATTCCAGTTAAGTTTGTTGTTAGAAGACTGAAACCGAATACTACTATTTCTGTCTTCTTGGAAGGTAGGAATATTAGTCGTTGGGTAAATCCAGATCTCAGATTTACTGGGATCGCTGGTAATTCTCCATCTGCTTTTAATGGACCAGTGACTACAGATGATGATGGAAATGCTAGTGGTATTATTGTTATTCCTGCTGGTCTTCCACCAGAAGAAAATACAACTTGGACTGGAGATGTAGATACCTTATCATATGATTCTTCTGGAGAAGAAGTAAAAATTGCAGCAGGTATCAAAACATTTAGATTTACTTCTAGTCCTACAGATGAAGAGAAGTCCACTGTAACTACCTATGCAGAAGTTAAATATTATGCAACTGGTATTTTGCCAGAAAATCCAGGAACAATTGTTTCAACGAAACCATCTTTCTTTAAAGCAAATGAAGGTGTTCAATTCATAGATAGCAATACCGATAATCCTGTAAGACCAAATCCACTTGCTCAGACATTTAAAGTTGAAAACTACGAGGGAGGTATATTTACAACTGGTCTTGATCTATACTTTAATAAAAAAAGTAATAAAATTCCAGTTAAAGTATACTTGACAAATGTAGACTCAGATAAACCAGGAAAAAATATTATTCCTGGCACAGAAAAAGTTATATCCCCATTTACTTTCCTTAAAATTTTTACTAACGGAAATGTTTACTTGACTCAGGGAGAATCAATTACTGGTTCTACCTCTGCTGCAAGTGGTCCTCTTGCCAAAATTATTGATAAAAATGGCGTTGACCTGGTGCCTTCCTCTTCAGGAAGATATCTACTGACAAATGAACAAGTTTACACAATGGTTCTAGATAACCATAATGGTCGTTCTTTCAATCAAAATGAAAGTTTGATTATACCATCAGTAATCTTATCAAATAATACCCAAGGAACAAATTCGGTATTGACTATTGCAAAAGATAGTGGAAAAGTTTCTGCTGTTAAAATTCTAAACCCTGGATTAAATTATGATAGTGCCATCATTTCAATCGAGAGTCCACAACTTCCGGGAGGATCAGTTGCAACTGCACGAGTAGAAGTTTCTGGTGGTAAAATTTACAACACAGAAATTTCATTGACTGGTTTTGGATACACAGAACCACCATCAGTAGTCGTCAGAGGCGTTGGAAATGGCGCTGGAGGGTGTGTTATTGAAACAGAGATAGAGATTGACACCCCAGCAGTTAGAATGGGCGTAGCAATCGATTCAGAGGGTCTCACAAACTCTACTACACCCACACATTTCTCTTTCGATCATCCTGTTTATTTACAAAATGATACTGAATATGCTCTTGCTGTTGAAACAGATTCGATAGATTATGAACTATGGGTATCTAGACTTGGCGAAACAGATATTGCCACAAGCACAGTTATCACCACACAACCCTCACTTGGTTCTGTTTACAGATCTCAGAACACTGAGAATTGGACGGAAGATAATTTTGAAGATATCAAATTTAAGATGTATAGAGCAGAGTTTGATATTACAAGAACTGCAGAGTTAGTCCTGACGAATGAAGATTTGGGATATGAACTTCTCGAAAAAAATCCATTCCAAACCAGTGCTACAGCAAACACAAATGCAACTTCGTTATTGTTTAGAAACAATAACAATATTGTACGTGTTAATCATAGAGATCATGGATTTGAAACTCTTGGAGATTCTTATGTTTTCTATAGAACAGCACTAGAAACCGGTGGTATAACATCTGATATTTTAAACAACACATTATTCCAGATTTCTAATAGTGGAGTGGATACGTATGATATCACATCATCTATTTCTGCTTCTGGAAATATTGTAGGTGGGGGAGATAAAGTTTATGCTTCTTATAACAGGAAATATGAAACTTTATATCCACAAATGCAATATCTAACTTTTACTGGAACTAAGTTAGAATCTACGGTAAAAACTACGAATGTTATTGCAGTAGATGCTTCCAAAATTAATTATGATTCTTATGATCAGTCTGATTATGAAAAAACTTTCTTGAATGAACCCCATTACTTTACTAATCAAAAATTTATTTCTTCGAGTATTAATGAAATATTAAATGATTTAACAAATTCTCTATCATATAAGTTAGAACTATCTTCTACAGTATCACATCTTTCACCTGTTGTGGATCTCTCAACCTCCAGTGTGAAAACATCTACTAACAGAATAGAAAAAGCATATGGACAGGAAGATCGTTATGGAAGAAGAGATCAAGTTATTGAATTTTATCCAATCTACTCGTTTACTGTTTCTAACATTAGTGGAGTTACTATTCAAAATGATCAAGCAATTGAAGGATACAACTCTAAAGCAGTTGGTAAGATTGCAAAAGTTAGTGGAAATACAATTTGGGTAAAACTAAAAACTTCACAGTTCTTCCAAAAAGGAGAAAGAGTTACTTTAGGAAACCAACCAACACTAATTGAAACTGTCAATAGTGTAGATGTTCCAAGAGCAGTTGTTGATACCAATCCAATTCAAAATTTCCAGGAAATTCCTGATGCTGCCACAATTACAGCAAGAAATCCAGCTACACCAGTAGAAACTTATGACAATATTATCACTGGTAAAGCGGTAATTTGGAATGATAGAACACAAGAATTGACATTGAGGACTGACACTCAACCTATTGCTGGAGACTTTAATGGAAGAATCCAAGACAATGATGCATATGCTAGAAAAGCACAATTAGTTGACCAAGTTTCTGATATTTTCCGTGTGGGTGATATTGTATCATATCCAAATCAACCTGCTGATGAAGTTCTTTTCTTAGAAGTTGGCACTATGACATATAGCAATGGTTCCGAATTCGTTTCAGAACTTACTTCTAGAAATAGTTCTTCTAGTGCCAAATATATTACAAAGGAAGTTGCTATTTCAAATCCAGCTACCGCAATTGATGTGCATTTAACTTTGAATATTAGAGATCTTTCTGATATCGAAGTTTTATATAAATTCAAAAAAGCATCTAGTAATGAAAATTTTGAAGATATTGATTGGGAATATTTCAATGGCACAGGGCAACCAGATTCTTTGGAAATTGCTACACCAGAGAACAGCATTTCGAGTGTAATCGAAAAGCAAGAATCATATCAAGACATTACTTACAGCGTAGCAGAACTTCCTGAATTTTCTTCGTTTGCTATCAAGATTGTTATGAAGGGTACTGATCCAGCATACGTTCCCAAAATTCAAGATATTCGTGCAGTAGCAGCATTCTAATTTCCGCGTATGGGTTATATTAAAGTTAAAGGGCATGATGGTCTCGTTAGAGACGAGACCTCAGGTGCCATAGTCAATCACAGCGATTCTGCTATCCAAGCAAGACGCAAACAGCGACAGCTGAATTCCGCGTTGGACGACATAAATATCTTGAAGGATGAAGTCTCTGAAATCAAATCCCTACTTAGAGAGTTAATAAAAAATGCCCGCAATTAATGTCGCTAGAACTGATACTTTTGAAAAGCAAAGGTTAAAAATTAACGAAATTGGATCTCAGATTTTTTCAATTTCTGAAGGTGGTAGTGATCTATCCACAGGTATTTTAAAACTTGGTAATGGAACAAGATCTAATCCAGCATTAGCATTTGTTAATGAAGAAACTCTAGGGTTGTATAGACCAGATATTGGCACAATTGGATTTATTGCATCGTCAAAAAAACTTTTTAATATCTCGGAAGCAGAGGTTACTTCATACAGAGATTTAAAAATACAACAATCAATTCTTCAAACAGCCGGACTTTCTATTACTGCTGGTGGATCAAATTACGATGTTGGTATCTACAATGATATTTCTCTTACTGGAGGAACTGGCGCTGGTGCAACTGCAAGTATCACCGTAGAAGAGTTTGAAGGAACACTAACCAATGTTGGTGTAAATTATCTTCCTGGTAGTTATGCTAGTGTAAGCATTAGTGGTGGTAATGGTACTGGTGCTTTAGTTTCATTTGAAGTAGATGGAATAACAGGAAACATTACAGATCAGGGTAGTGCATACGCACCAGGAAATTATACTAGCGTTCCTTTAATTAATGGAAATGGTAGTGGTGCCATTGCGGATATTGATATTATTGGAGATACTACTATTACCGGTAATATTTCTAATGCTGGTAGTGGATATGAAGATGGAACTTATGCTGGCGTACAGTTAACTGGTGGAAATGGATCAGGTGCAGAAGTAACTATTACTATTGCTAGTAATATTATAGACAGTGTTCAGATTGCATCGAGTGGTGTTGGGTATCAAGTTGGAGACGTATTAAGTGCTGATCCATTGTTTGACAGTGTTGGAAATGGATTAAATTTTTCTTTTACAGTTGCTAGTGTCGTCAATACCGGTTATGTTTCAAATGTAATAATTTTAGAATCTGGACAAAATTATCAAACTGGAGATATACTAAGTATTGCTGACAGCAGTGTTGGTTCTGGTGGTGGTTCTGGATTTGAGTTTTTAATAACTTCTTCGCCGGGAACGGTGCAGAACTTACAGTTTAGTGATAGAGGAACCGGTTATCAAACTGGAGATGTACTGTCAATTGGATCCGGTATAACTGGATTAGCATCAACTTTAAAAGGACAAGTATTTGATGTAGCAACTACAGTAAGTTCTGGTTCTGCTAGCATTACAGTCGCTGATACTACTGGCATTATTGCTGGAATGGAAGTTACTGGCAGTGGAGAAAGTGATGTTGGCACAATTGCTACAGGAACTACTGTTCAGTCTGTCAACAGCGGAACTTCTATTACACTATCTGCCAATGCTACCGGTAGCGGATCTATTACATTAGCATTTACATCGCAAGGAACTTTAGAAGACATTGTTGTAAGTTCTGTTGTTGGAGTTGGTATCAATGATTTAGTCACAGTAACTGGAGGAACTGGTGTTATTCCAGCAGGAACACAAGTTTCTGGTATTGATGAAGTAAATAATATCATTTCATTATCAACCACACCCACAACTGCTGGTTCGGTAGTTTTATCACTTGTTCCTGTTTACGGGACACCTACAACAAATTTGCAGTTTACTGTTGGAAATACTGGAGCAGTAAGTGATGTTTCAATTAGCGATGCTGGAAATGGATATTCAAATGATGATGTCTTAAGTGCAGAACCAAATCAATTAACGCAACCAATTGCATATCCAGTAACTAATGTTGCGATTGATAAAATATCATTCACCCCTTCCCCTTCCAGTGCAACATTTTCAGTTGGAGATATACTGAGACTTGTTGACGGTGATCTTCAGGGATTTAATATCCAGACGCAACCTACAATAACTCCAACAACAACCGGACCATTAACTACTACACTAGATAGCAATTCATTAACAATTAATGTTTCGACCACATCTGGAATTAATGTTGGTGATTATGTTACCGGTATTGGTTCTGATGTTGGGCAACTTGCTGATAGCACTGTTGTTGCTAATGTAGTTAATGGCACAACTATTACTTTATCAACAGAACCTGGAATTTCTGGTGCAGCAAATCTTACATTTGCATCAGACGAATCGGGAAATTTTACCAATCTAGCAACTACATCACCAAATGGATCTGGTGCAACTTTCAATGTTGTGCGATCGTTTGATGGACAAGTAACACAAGTAGACCTTGTGCAATTTGGAAGATTTTACCAAGATCTAGATACAATTACAATTGCCGGTAATTTAGTTGGTGGAACTTCTCCTGCACATGATATCACAATTCAAGCAAGTTCAGTCACCACAAACACAGATCAACCTATACACAAGATAATTACTTCTGGTGGTAATACTGACTATGTTTATGTTGGATATGGATCTACATTATCCAATGGAGATGAACTTTATGTTGTTGGAAACACAGGAACGTTATACACAGTAAATACCGCATCAGACCTTCAATATAGATGGTTTATTGATATTGGTTCTGGTTCTGTAATGACACCAAACCTAACATTATATTCTGGATCTACTTACGAATTTGATTTAACTGATTCTAGTAATATCGGACATGAATTTATCTTATCTGAATTTAGAGATGGTATTCACCCACCAAGTAACATAACTGGTATTTCTGCAAATTTAGATATTGCTACCACATCTATTACTGTATCTGATGCTTCCAATTTATTGGTTGGGATGGAGGTAATTGTAACATCTGGATCTGGTGTTCTAAATCCATCAACTTTAATTGAAAGTATTGTAGGAAATGTTATCACATTAAGTGAATTGCCTGCTACTAGCGGATTCTCTACCTTACAATTTATAGGAACCGAATACACAAATGGTGTGGTTAGATCGGCAGCAGGATTGATAATTTCAGTTATTGATACCACCCCAAACTTATATTATGCATGTTCGATAGGATCTAGCGCACACTACGATGAAGGCGGTGAAGATAACGATGAATCTACTATTACGATAGATTTAAATAATCCGAAAGTTTTTGGATCTGGATTGCTAATTAATGTAGATTCTGTTGTTCAAACTGATGTTATTGTTTCCGATATCGAATCTGGAACACTTAGTGCAGTTTCAATGACTGCCCCAACAGGAACGTTCCCAACATTAAATTCTTCTGGGACATCAACGTTATCTAATATTGTTTCCAATTCACTATCAGTTAGTTCAATTAATGGAAATACTATTACAGTAACAACATCTGGAACACTCCAGTTAAATGGTGATATTGCTATTGGGTCCACATCACCAATTGTGATGTCTTCCACGTCTGGAGATATCACTACAACAGGAACTTTTAAAACTTTTAATAGTCTTAATGTTAATGATAGTCTTGTTATCTCAAATAATAATATTTCTTCTGCTGCAAATTTAGATATTAAATTTACTCCAGCAACAGGTAGAGTTGCTAAAATTGATTCTGTAAGTGCAATTACTATTCCTTCCGGTACTATTAATGAAAGACCTCCGTCTGGGGTTGTCGAAAATGGTTCTATTAGGTTTAATACTGATAGTAGTCAGTATGAAGGATATAGCGCATCCACAAATTCATGGGCATCTTTGGGAGGTGTAAGAGATATTGATGGAAACACTTATATCTTAGCAGAACTTTCGGCAGGATCAAATGATAACATTTTATATTTTTATAATGATGGAAGCAACACATTACAAGTAAATTCTAACTCATTAGATTTTAGAACTGCTAAACAAATATCATCAACAAAATTAGGTCTCCCAGCATATACCTTATGGAGTGCAAATACTGCAGTAATTGTTGGACAATATTTAAGATATAAAAATAATGTTTATGAAGTGACTTCTCCAGGAACAACTGCTTCTGCTGGAAATTTTCCAACTCACACTAGTGGAGTAGCGAACAGTGGATCATCACAACTTACATGGTCTGCTACTGCTGTATCTCCTCTAACGATTGATGAAGTAGAAGAACTCAGAATTGGTCCAGATAAAAATTGTGCATTAATTATTGGTCAAGAATTAAAATTAGATGATAATAAAATTTCTACATCTGTCCAGGATCTTATTATTGAACCAAATGCAGGAAAGCAGGTAATTGTTAATTCAACAACACATTTGAAAATTCCTGCTGGAACTGACAACGAAAAATCTATCGCTCCAGCTGGTCCAGGATCTATTAGATTCAACACCACAACTGTTCAGTTTGAGGGATATAGTGGTGCTAACTGGTCTTCTCTTGGCGGAGTAAGAGATGTTGATGGTAATACATACATCATTCCAGAAACTGCTCCTGCAGCAAATGAAAATATTTTATATTTTTACAATAATAATATTAACACTATTCAATTAACAGAAACTGTTTTAGATTTTACAAGTATCGACACTATCACAACTAGTGGAGGAACAAATCTTGCTCTCGATACACAAACTCTTACATTAAATAGCAACGCTACAACTATAGACAATAGCGATTCAACTAGAACATTTATTAGCACCACAAAGCAATATCTTGATATCGGTCTTTCTTCTGGATTAAATACAGATCCTGTTCTTAGATTCGATGATCAAGGCGACATCTTTTTTAATACTACATTTGGGTCTGGTTCTTTTAATGGAGTTAAAATTTTTGACGGAGAATTAAAAGAATTTGAATTAGCAGATTATAAAATTAGTTCTGCTACTTTTACATTAGACAAAGGCGGATTGGAATCATCTTCTGTAGTTCTTTATGATAGTACAACTTCAAAAGGTTGCAAAGTAACAGTTGTTTCCAAATCAGACTCAGGAAAAAGATCTATGGCAGAGTATTCTGTTATAGATAATGGCACTGATATTTTCTTCAATGAATATGCCTCTTTAAATACTTCTTCTGATCAATTCACATCAGCATTTGATTTTACTTCTTCAACAGAACCAAGAATTACAGTTACATTAACAGATGATCACACTATTGCTGATATTATTAACTTCACCATACTAATTCAGGAACTTAAGTAAAATGACATCAAACTTACAAAAATTTGACTCCCTTGGTGGATTTTCTGTAGCAGAATTAATTCACGTTGACGACAAACATAATGCAAAAGAGTTTAACTCAATTGAAATGAAAAATTCGTTTCATTTAGATAGTAAAACTACAAATTATATTTTGCGAGGATTGAATACTTCTACTCTACAGTTAGATGATGTTGGCACATCTATTACTATCGATAGTAATACTATGAATTTTATTACTGGACATTTTATTGGAGTAAATTCAACTGGTGTTGTCTACACTGGAAAAATTGAAAGTGCTGTTTATTGTAGTGGAGTTGGGGCAGTTTCAGAACTATCTAATATGTTAACCATTATTAAACATGATGTTCCTGTTAGCGAGACTTGGAGTATCGAATCTTTTACGGCAACAAATCGTTTTAGTTATTCTACAGTAAGATCAGGAACTGTACAAACAATTAAGTGGGCAGTATCCACAGAAGTTATCAGTATTGCTTGGGCTTAATGCTAAATATAATATAGGAAAAAAAGTCAAGAGCACGGGAACACCATGAGTTTTCATATTAATTCCGACAAAGAAAAAATTAAGGGTGTAAACCCTAAACTTATCGGTGATAATGAGACTACTATTAGAGTTGGCGCGGGAGCTAATGAACGAGAAGTAATGCGTTTAGAGCTAGATGCTCAGAGCGGATTACCTCGTATTGGTATTAATAGAACTGGTCAAAGAATTAACAATATTGATATTACTGCTGGTGGTTCTGGGTATACGTTAGCACCTACTGTTGTTATTGATCCACCACCGGCAGGTGGAACTCAAGCTCTTGCTTCAGCATTTGTTTTTGCAGGAGAAGTTGTATCAATTGCTGTCAATGATCCTGGTATTGGATATACTTCTGTTCCAAACGTTGTCTTTAATGGTGGTAATGGAGCTGGTGCTGCAGCGACTGCAGTTCGAGACACTGTTGATTTTGAACTTGATATCAATGGAGCTATCAGAACTTCAACATCTATCATTTCTGATACTGCAAGAATTCTCAACCTAGACATTGAGAATTTTGTTACTCCAGATTTGAATATGAGGGCACCAAACCTCAAAACATATATGAATGGCACTGGAACGCCATGGGCTTCTAATATTATTGTATCTGAAAATTCTTACAGATACTCACAAGGAAATATATACCAAGCAACTAATACTGGTACTACTGGAACACTTCCACCTACGCATAAAGATGGTATTGTATTAAATGGTGATGTTAACTTTAAACATATTGGTTTTAGAGTATCTGATCCAAATAGTTTTAAATTTTTAGAAACAGGAGAATCTGGTGAGTTCCCACGTTCTATTACTCCTCTCCTAGGTGATCGATCAGATAAGATTGCTACTACAGAATACGTCCTCAACCTGGCAACGAATGACGTTGGTGGTCGTGTTTATGTTTCGGCACAAATTGGTTCTGATTTAAATGATGGTCGTTCTGCGGTAAACCCAGTTAGAACTATCAAGAAGGCAGCACAGATTGCGTGGTCCACTCCCGGTATTAAAGAGACCCTTATTGTTTCTGGTGGTGATTATGTAGAAGATAATCCAATCTCACTACCACCCGATTGCTCTGTTGTTGGTGATAACCTTCGTTTGGTTATTATCAGACCAGCTAACCTTGGAAAACACATCTTCAAGTTTGGTGATAAAAACTATGTTACTGGTGTAACATATAGAGATAGAATTGATGCCAATGGCGACCCAGTTGGAACTTGGGATTTTGCTATGGTCTTTGACGATAAGCAAAGAGTTCTTATTGATAATGAGGTAAATGGAGATTTTGGCGTAGAGTTTCCAATTGGTCATCAAATTTTTGGACCAGAAAGATTCCGTATTGGATTTCAAAATAATACAGGATTGTCTTTATTACAATCGGGAATTCAAGCTGTAGGTTTAAACACTGGTGCTAGAGCATCTATTTTTGATGTTATTTTTGATACCACTACTGGAAATGATGCATATACTAGTGGTAGTATAGATGTACAAGTAAAGGCAGGTTCGCCAATTCAAGGTGATCAATACAATTATGTGACGTCAGCAAGTACTGGGGGATCTTTATCTTTAACAATCAGTCAAACTGCTGGCGAAAATATTCTTAGATTTACAACAGATCCAACTTCTACTATTCCAGTAAGTGCATATGTATATCTAGATGATGCCGATGACTCCAGTTTTACTCAAGGATATTATCAAGTAACAAGTATTGATGATACTAATGCCCCAACATATTGGGATGTTCAATTTATTGCTCTTCTAGATTCTTCTGACTGGGATACATCTCAAGCAGAAACGATTACAATTAATTCTGCAACTCCAGTTGTCAACACAATTGATACTATAAGTTTAAAATCTATTAGAGCTGAAGGTGAAGTTGTATCTTATGATGAAGATATTACTTCAACTCTTCCTATCTCTAGAATTGATTTCTCTTTACAGGGAGATCCAAGTATTACAACAGGAGGATTCCAAGAATCTCAATTTGGTAGTTCGGAAGATATTGGTGGTATTGTATTCTACACAAGCGCACTAGTTGGTAGAACCAATACACACGAACTAAAAGAAGGTCAAGAAATTATTCTTGAGAATTTACCTACTTCAAATCCTAATTTATCTTTCTTGAATGGCAAGCAAAGAATTTATAAAGTTCTAGAAGATGCTGATGGTCGTGCCAGAAGATTTGTAATTCCGAAAAAATTCCCGGCATTTACAGTTGCTAACTTTAATCCAGGTGAATTTGCTACAGTAAAATCATATACAAAAAGTGTTACTTTATCATTACTTAACTCACCAAACAAATTTCCTCTTGCATCTCCCGTCGAAAGAAGATATCAAGATGCTTGTCAGTTAATTAGAAACAATAGAGAGTTTATTGCTGATGAAGTAGTTGGTATTATTAACGATCAGTTTAAATCAGAATATTATTCTGTATACAATTTAGATGCAGTTAATAATACTTTTGATATTTTCCTAGGAACACTTGATCACCCAAACACATACGTTAGTGGCGGTACTATAACTTTTAGTGGTAATTCTTACAATATTAGTGATTTTGTATATGATACATCTATAACTGGTGTTGCTACAATTACTACTACTGCAGCTGCTATATCTGCACTGTCAGAAGATGACACTGTTCAATTAGCAGATATCTTAATTTCTTGTTCTGCTGGTCAGAAAATTTACCCTGCATATAGTGCCCCAACAAATTCAAACATTGGAACAAATGGAGATGAGCAGTGCAGACAAGATGTTATTCATTTTTTAAATGCTCTTGTTCGAGATCTTGAATTTGGATCCAACCACAATATTCTTGAAGCTGCCGGTAAGTATGTTGTCGATGGTAAAATTGCATACATCGAAGATGAAATTTTACAAAATGTACGTGCCATTGAATATGCCAGAGAATTGGCAATTTATGCAATGTGTAATTGGAGGATTAAGGATAGAACAATTAATGATCCTGTTTACACAGTAAAACATTCTACACTACCCAGATATATTGATGATACTATAATTTCAGCAACTGCAGGTGATCCTGCATGTGATGATGTGAGATCTGCTATTGATACATTATCATATCTTTGGGCAGATGTTATCACAAATAATGCGTCTGGAACATATCTCGATGCTGCTTATCTAATTGCTAAGAACGCAGATTTAATTGCGGATCAAGCACTAATCAATACAGAAACAACATATCCAACTTTAAATCTTTCAAACATTCGTCAAAGAAAATGTCGTAGAGATATTAGACTTGTAATTGAAGGTCTTGTAAGAGACTTAGTTCTTGGAGGAAACCATGGTATTGTTTCTGCTGCAGAATCGTATTTTAGTGGAACTGTTCTTTCTGGAATTCCAGAAGCGCAATTGGATGAAACCAGATATGCATTCCAGCAAGTAAAAGATCTTGCTATTGCAGCAATGCGTAATTGGTCCGATGGCGATGTTGTACCAACAACACCAACAGGATCTACATATGCTCCAACTACTGGAGTATTTACAGTAACTTTCCCCAATCTTGCTATCATACCATCCCTTCAGGATAGGATTGCTTTTGCTGAAGGAGCTATTACATATAGTTGTGCTGCTAACGGTGGTGGTAATGACGCAAGTCCCTATAGAACTGATCTAAATTTTGGACAAAGTTTCGCGCTTACAAATGTTTCATCTTCTGGAGGAAATACTACAATTACTGCTAATGTTGGAGTTGCTGGATCTAACACAGATGTACATACGTTCGTAAGTGCCTTATCAAATGGAACTAAAATTATTTACAATCCATTTGCTACCACTTCACCTATTCCTAAGTTTGAGGATTGGAGTATTCTTGAAGACAGTGCAAACCCATCTTGTGCTGCTATTGCTTCTGCTATCACAACATCATTAGCAACTTTCGATAGTATTTTAGAGTATGCTTCTGATACTGTTAATGGTTCTGCCCCCGGTTCTATTACTCAAACTTTTGGAACTTTATTTGATTTTGCTGCTATTATCAATTATCCAGATAGTTTTATCTACGATTTTAATAATCAAAAAATGGCAGTTCGTGGTAGATTTGATGATCTACCAATCATTGAAGCATCACCATATACACAGAATGCTTCTATTATTTCTTTCAGAGGTGGTGGTGGTGCTCTAATCGATGGAGACAAAGTTAAGCAACCTAACTGCCCCTTCGCTGGTCTAGAACCAGACGGAACAGCATCGTTCCCCAATCAGGGTAAGTCGATGGTTGCTGCGGCATTCACGATTGTCTCCTTTGGTGGCACAGGATATAAAGTTATCAATGATGGTTATACCCAATTAGTTTCTGTCTTCGTTATCTTCTGTCAAGATGGTGTTCTTTCTGAATCTGGTGGATATGCATCTATTACAAACTCCGCCACAAACTTTGGTACGTTTGCTTTAAGAGGAACAGGTTTCCGTAAAGACGCATATGAGTTTGATGCAGGAATTATAAACACTGTTTCACAGACTCCAACTGGTAGAACAACTCTTCGTATTGGAGATATTGGAAGAGAACCATTAGAACATTACATTGTTAAACTTGATGGATATAGAAATGCAGATCCAGATAAAGAATTCTTTATTGATGCTGTATCTGAAGTTACTGTTGGTCCACCATTTTCTGCAACACTTACTATTGATGATGGTATAGGAAATGGTCTTTCTTTGATTAGAGAGTCTGATGGAGCTACTATCTCCGGTTTAACGGCACTGCAGCAAGCACTGACGCCTGCAGGAGCAACAAACGCAACTATAAGATTACACAGACCATCTATTGTTAATAGTTCTTCTCATACTTGGGAATTTGCTGGTTCTGGTAATAATTACCTTGCACTACCAGAGAACGGTGGAACTAAAGTTGAAGCAAATGAACAAGTTTCTGAAAATTATGGTAGAACATATGTTTCTGGTACTGACGAACTAGGAGACTTTAAAGTTGGTACATTCGCGAGAATTGAAAACAGAACTGGTAATATTACTTTCACAGGTACTGTTACAATTTCGGAAGTTGAATTCCTGAAATTGAAAGGTGGCGATGTTGTTGTTACTGGTTTTGATAACTCTAATACTCTTGGTGGTGCCAATACCAGTGATTCTAAACTACCCACTCAGAAAGCAGTTAAGGATTATATTACCAACAACCTTGGTCCATATATCAACAAACCATATTCTACGAACGCTGTTCCTAGAGCACTAGTAGAACTTACCGACTCTGGTAAGATTTCCATTGACCAAATTCCAGCGTTAAGACCTTTCCAAGTCTTCACTGTTCCTGATCTAGCAGCAAGACTTGCTCTTGAAGGCGCACTTGCTGGTGACATTGCAATTCAACAGGGACTTGCTCCACTCAACTTTATTTCTTCTTCTATTGACACAGGCACCGATGAAATTACAATTCTAAATCATGGTCTTACCAATGCTAAGTTGGTTACTTATAGAGAAGTGACAGGAGCAACAGCACCAACACCCCTCAATAATGCACAAGAGTATTATGTAATTGTTATTAATGCTAATACTATTAAGTTAGCAGCATCTGAGGTTAACGCAAATTCTAATACCGCCATTGATATTACTAATGCTGGTTCCGGAAGCCACATTTTAGAACCAGAAGGATCTACACAAACATTGATTCTAAACAATGATCTTGATAGTTTGTTCTTGGCATTTGCAGTAGATTCAAGTCTCGTATTTAATATAAATGATGTTTATACAGGTACACCTTCCACAGGTAGAATTCAAGCTACAGAATATAGAGAGGGTGTAGTTCACAAAATTAACATCTCAAACGGTGGTTCTGGATATACAGTTGCCCCTACTGTAAGTATTAGTGGTGGCAATCCTGTTAGTGGTGCTGTTCCAGCATCTGCGACATGTAGCATTGCTAACGGCGAAGTTGTTACTATCACAATTGAAAACAACGCTGGTTTAGTTGGTGGTTCTGGATATACAACACAACCAGTAGTTACTATCGCAGCACCTCCTGGAGCTGGCACACAAGCAACTGCGGATGCATTTATTGAAAGCAGATTGTATGGCGATATTGTTAACAATATCAAGATGGTTGATACTGATACTTTTGATGATAGTGATTCACCGAGTGCAAATACGGTTAATATTACCAGAGTTGTTAATACTTCTTCTAATGATGTTAATAACTGGGTATCTTTATCATCAAACCAAATTGCTGCTTCTGATATTACTTCTGGTGTTATCGAAACAGATAGATTAGCAACCGGTGGTGCTGCAAACTCCTTCACATTCCTACGTGGTGATCAGAACTTTGCTCCTGCTGTACAATCTATTAAAGGTGCTGAAACAAGATACTTTGCAAGACTATTTACGACAGCATCAATAGGCGCAAGTGCCTTTATTTTCCAATTCAATCAAAATGCTTTAATTGGTCATGTAGTTGTCGCTAGTGTAGCAGGAATTCCAGCAAATACAACTATTAACGGTGTTTCAACTGTTGCTGGAATCACAACAGTTTCCATTAATAATCCTATCACTGCTGATATTGCATCAGGAACAGTTATAGAATTTGAAAGAGGTAGTTCCCCTCTAACATTTGACTCTTCAAACACAACTGGCAATTTTATTGATAGCGTTGTTATTGCCAACCCTGGTAGTGGTTATACTAATGGACAATTTTTTGATATTAGTCTAGATGGTGGCGCAGGGGTTGATCTTAGAGCTAATTTAATTATCTCTGGTGGTGAAGTTACTGACGCTACCGTAACAAACGCTGGTAGTGGTTATACTTCCGACTTCCAAGTCACTCCAAATCCAGCTACTATTGGTGCTGGATCTAACTTAGTTCTTCTTGCAAAAGTTAGCACGGTTAATAAACAGTTTGCTAATGTTGCTATTGATGTTCAGAGAGTTTCTGATCTGACTATTTCTGCTGATGAATTTGGATCTATTGGTGTTGCCAGATTCAGAAAATCTCAGTTTAATATTGGTCAAGAAGGCAATGGATCTATTACAATTAAAACAGGTAATCAGAGTGGACTTGACGCTGATTTACTTGATGGTGCTCAAGGGGATTTCTACTTAGACGGCACTAATTTTAGTGATAGAAGTATTGGACCAGACAAACTTAAAGATGATACTTATGGTATTAATATTGGTGGCAGATCTGGTAATACTCTAAGACTGCTGACAGGTACTAGCAATCCAGCATCTAATTTATCACCAAGTGAATCAGTTGAAGGTGTATCAGTCAAAACTGTATTTAATAGTTCTAATGGTCTATTGACTGCATTCCCAAGTGTAGATACTGGAGCTTCTAACTCCGCCAAGCATTTGGTGATGACTCTCCGTAATGGTGGGTCTGGTATCGACACTTCGTTTGGTGGTGTAAGACAACTTGCGTTTGCAAATGATGATAGACTTTATTTACGTGGTTCCGGTGATGCTGTATCGTCTTACGGATCTTGGTATGAGATTTGGAACTCAGGAAACCAAGGTATTGATTCTGGATTAGATGCCGATAAACTTGATAACAAACAGGGTGTTTGGTATCAAGATGGTTGGAATATTCAGAAAAATGAAATCTTTGATACAAGACTTCCATCATGGAGAAGTTCTACTAAGTTCAGAGATAAGATTGAAATTAAATCTTTCTCTGGATCAGATGTCTCTTATAGAATTCTAGTAAGGCAAGTCCTTGATGCTGCAGCAGGAGGAGATTTTTCACCAGGATCTCAAATCAATATTTACAATATTAACAAGCAAGATATTGGTGATTTCTTCATTGATCTTGCTCCACAATTAAATGATGCTAATGATTCTGCTAATAGTTACACAATGCTTATTGGTAGATTGGCATCTGGTGGTAATCTTGAGGATGCAGTATTCCTTGGTGTTGCGGGTGATGAAAGACGCTTTGAAAATTATGAAATTTATGACAGCAACACAACACAGTTTGCTGAACTTGGAAACAATTCTGGTGATGGATTCTTAAGACTTGGAAGATATGATGGTTTGTTCTCTACAAGTCCATACATACACTTCAATTCGTCTCAAGCACAAGCAGTAGATAACAACGGAGATCCTACTTACAACTCTGCTATTATTGCAACTGGCGGTACTACTGCCGAGGGATCTGGTAGTCTTGAGTTTAAGGTCGTTGATGAAAATGAATTGACAGTTAATAACAATATCATCTGGAACGCAGGTAATGTTGCATTTAATATTAGTAATGTAGTTTCTACATCTTCACTGAAATCTGCTGTGATGAGAGATACCAACGGCGATTTTGCTGCTGGAACAATCACAGCAAGTCTAATTGGTGCTGCTTCTCTCAACGTATTGAAAACTGGTGATACCATGACCGGTGGTTTGACTATCACTGGTAATAACAACCTTAACATCCAAGGAACTGGTACTCTCAATGTTGGTGGTAATACTACATTAGGAGCAGATTTAACCGTTGATAGTGGAACTCTATATGTTAATTCCACAAATAATAGAGTTTTAATTGGTCAAACTACAGAATCAAATCCAGTTAAGTTTAATGTTTATACCTCACTAGAATCTTCAGAATATGAAAATGGTGCTGCACTATCTTCACAACAATCAGTTTACCAATCAAGTGTATACAACCAAGTAAATGGTGGAGAATCTGGTATTGTATTACAGCACGGTGCTTCTGGTGCTGCCCAATGGGGTATCACAACACACAGAACAAGTGCTAATGTTGGCGAACTAATTATTAGAACCAGAACAGCCAATGCTACTTCTGCAACACGACTCAAAATTTCTAATGGTGGCAATATTCTTCCTGGTGCTGATAGCGACCAAGATCTTGGTAGTAATTCTGTAAGATGGCAGAATATCTATAGTGATATTACGTATGTATCTAATAGTGTAAGGATTGCCGATGGTGTTGCAAACCAAGAAGCAGACTTACAGTTTAGGGGTGGTGGTACTGGCGCAGGTGGTGGTAGAGGATTCCGATTAGGTTCTAATATTGGTGGTGGTGCTGATGTTTTCGAGATCTATTCATCGCAAACATTAGGCAGTGATGACTGGAAGAGTCTAGCATCTCCAAATACTTTACCACCAGCATTTGCAATTCAAGGAGAAAACAACAGAGTAGGTATTAACACAAATCAATTCCAAGGAACTGATACAACTACCACTCCAAATGTCGTTAGAAACTATCAACTCAACATTGATGGTGATGTTAACTTCAATGGAACACTATTCCAAAATAATGCAGAATTTGTAACTTCCAGATGGACAGAATCTCCAAATGGCGATAACATTTATAGAGCATCATTTGTTGGTATTAACTTTGTCCAAAGTGGAACCAAAGAACCAGCATTCCCATTGGAAATTTATGGTGGGTCTAATATTCTTGGATCTGACTACACAAATGAAGTTAACTCCCATACTCTTCATGCCAATGGAGATAAGCAATGGTTGGATAGTTATGGTGTTTTCAAAGCAAATAGAAATACTTGCGAAGAAAATATCACAATTCCACAGAATACTAACTGTATGACTGCTGGACCAGTATCCATAAATAACAGTGTAATTATTACAATTGCTGACGGAGCTTCTTGGAGTATAGTATAAGATGAGTCAACTATCAGTTCACGATATTCGCGGTATTGCTGCATATAACAATAAAATTAGAGTCCCTCAAGGTCATCAATTAGACATTGAAGGACTCATGAAACTTCCCCAGTGGACGGAATCTTCAAAACCAGCAACACCAGAGGTTGGTTTACAAGGATGGAATACTGAAACGGAAACTTTGGAATTTTACGATGGTACTAATTGGAAAGCTTTAGCACGTTCTGCTATTGGAACACAAGATTCACCAGCAACTTCTGCTGCTGAACTTGTGGCAAATGGACAAACAACGGATGGCGTTTACTGGATCAAAGCAAGTTCGTCAGCACCTGCCCAACAAATTTACTGTATTCTAGATCCAGCATATGATGGTGGTGGATGGATGGTTGTAGCAAACAATTCTGCCAGCAATGTTTTATATACTTCGTCTCATATCTGCAGATTTACAGCATATACATCTTATGTTGGTAGTTCTGGATCTGATTCACATTCTCCAAGCAATAATTTTAGTATTAATTGTACTGATATTCAATTCAATAAAATGGTTTGGGTAATAACAAACTCAAATTCAAACTTTATTGGTTCTGGTGGTAGTAATGTAAACGGTTATATTAATTTTACATGGAACAATCAAATTACTGTTCCAACCGAGCAACCATATTGGTCTGCTGATAATGGAAACAACGGATTTTCCATGGGAGCAACTGTAAGTTGGCCTGGTTTTGGCGCGAAGAGAATGAATTCTAGTTATGGTGGATATGGGCAAAACTCTACTAATAACTATGGTTTTGGTACACTCCACAGTAGTTCATATTCAACGAACAGAGGAACTGGAACTCAATATAAATGGGTTGGAAGTGGTGGAGCATATTATCCAGCAACAGGTGCTTTCCAAGGTTCTAGAGCCAACAGTGGAAATACAGATGCATTGAATGCTTATAGTTGGACAGATTCTAGAACTGGAAGTGGTAGCACATACAGTAATGTGGGATTTGATGACTGGCAAGATGGATCTGGTCTTGGAGATCAGTGGAACGTTGAAGGTGGAGACAAGTCAACCACTCGTGGTAAACCAAGTTTTATCATGATTAAGTAATCACAAAAATCGTAAAACAATGACACAACCATTTGCTGACTATGATGCGTTATATGAAGGACGCATGGAATCTCTCAAGAAAAAGAGAGAAGAAAAATTTAAACAACTAGATGGAGATTTTTTCAAAGCTCTAGAAGTTAATGATACAGTATCTCAAGCAAGAATTGCTGCCAAGAAAAATAAATTAAGAAATTTTCCACAAGAGATGGAAAAGAAAACTTTTCTTTCAAGAGATGATATAATTCGTTATGAACCAGAGTGCTTTAGAAATGAAACAGTGTGAATATACAACTAGTGCCGGAAAAAAGATCTATGTTTTTCGTGATGTTTATGACTATGATCGACAATTAAATTTAATTGATTGGTGTGTTAGACAAAATTATAAATTCCGACCATCCAACGAAGGTGTATTGATTGGACTAAAAAGTGATTTAGTTTTGAGCGCACATCCAGGATTAGAACTTCCACAATTAGCAGAACAATTTTCTCTAAATGACGAAAAGTTAAAACCAATAGTAGATATTATTGGGAATAAACGAGAGATGGTAGCACATTGGATTAATGCTAATATTTCAAAAACATCTCCACATTTTCACCCCGATAGTTTTAAAAAAGGATCTTTGTCTATGCTTTACTATGCAAATGTAAAGTGGGACCTTTCGTGGGATGGATATACAGTATGGGCATCAGATGATTTAAACAACATCGAGCATGTAGAATTTCCAGAACCAGGAAAAATTGTTATTTTTGATTCTAGTATTCCACACAAACCAACTGCTGCTGGACCAGAAGCACCGTCTTTTAGGTATACAATGAATACAGTTTGGGAACCTATAAATAGTTAAACATAACATGCCCAAAAAATAGATAGTCATGGCAGGAATTTTAAAACTGGATGAACTTCACAACTCTTTAGGCAATAACTGCGCTAGTTTAACTAATACAGGTATTGCTTTGAGAGTGGCAAATTACGCTGGTGATGGCACATATCCAACTCTGACAGCAGCAGAAGCTGGTTATATGATTTATGATTCTGTCTTAAAAACTATGGTTTTTTGGGACGGTTCTGAATGGTTTCAACTTAAAAAACAAGGAAACCAAGACGGGTCTACCCCAACAAATGCCATCGAAGATTTTGCTGTTTGGTATTCCGATGGACCTTCTGCAGGAGAATACTGGATCAAACCATCTGGATATGGTGGAGCAGCAGAACTTGTTGCAATTGATATTGATGGATCTGCACAATTTAGTGGTATTAATGATCAAGGTATCTGGGTCAGAATCAGATATGCTCAATCATATTACTCTCGTGGGGATGCATGGCGTGGTCAATCTGGACTATCAAATCCAGCTGCCGCATCCTCAACAGCATACTCTGGAGACTTTGCTTATGATCAATCAGATGGACTAATTCAAGCATTACTTGATATAGGTTTAGAAACGAGACAAGTATTTGAATCTTGGGGTGCTGGTTCTGTTGGTTGGACATATGGTTCTGGTTATATGGAATCAAGAGGATTTGATAATGTAAACTATACCAGATGGAATGGTTCTCAGAACATTGTTGGTAAGAGTTATACTAGAGTGGCTGGCATGTCTCACAGTGTTACTTCTATTAATGGTCCTTGGGACAACCCAACTGCTAGAAACACTGACGACACTGATAGAAACGACTCTGCCACATGGAGAGTAGGTAGATTCTACTTTAAATATACTGGTAGTTCTGCTACTGCTCCACTTCCTATCAAAGGTATTTGGAACGCTGACGTTGACGGAGCCACTGAGCAAAGATATTTCCCATTCAGAGATGCAGCTGGTGGTTGGTCTGGTAATGGCGAAAGTGATATTTACATCAAAGTTCTATAAGTTTTAAAAGAAAATGTCTCAAATTAATGTCGGCACAGCAAATGCCAGTATTCTAAAACTTGGATCCTATAACGGAATTGATAATTTTCCAACAGGTTTGTCTGCTGGTGATGCAGGATCTATGGTATTTGATAGTTCAACTGGACAACTTGCTTTCTGGGATGGAACTGATTGGAAACTAGTAAAAGGTGGTGGAACTCAAGACGGTCTTACAGCAGATGGAGCATTCTCTCAATTATCTGATGTTGCCGATAAAGGATACACAGGTATTCAAACTCTTTACACTACATTTAACGAAACTGTAGCACCTGTAGAAGTTCAAGTTAACTTTAGTGTTCCAAATGGTCCATGGTACATGGTTAGTTTTGCAATGCCAGCTGGATACCGTTGGGATGCTGATAATATGAACGGCACTGTTGGTGCTGGTGTATACAATAACACTAATAGTACTCATAGCAGTACCACGAGACCTAGAAGAACAGGAACAGTTCCAAATATGGGAACACGCCAAATTGGAGAAATTTATAACGTATCTCAAATTGAAAGTGTTTCAAACGCTGCTGCAAGAGGATGGTATGTTGGAGGAGCTGGTTATAATACAGGGTGGAAAGCAATTGAATATTATAATCACGGAACTCAAACCAATTTTTCTTTATCTGAAATTACAGCACTGAGAAATATTGTAACGCAATTATCTTCATATACTCCACACTGTGGATTAGAAGTTGACGCTCAAGGTCTTGGTTCTGCCACCAATTGGAGACAAGATTATACTGGTAATATTGGTGGTCATGGTAATTGGTTGAGAATCGGAAATGATTATATGAGATCAACTCCATCAGAAAACGCATCTGACGAAAGAGGGGTAGCTTTCTTCTGGACACATAACTCATATCAAGCAGAACTATTTGGCGGTGGATCACTTGATTATGCTGTTAGTGGGGGTACGCCATCTGGTCTTCCAAACGGATTTATTTTACCCGATGCAGTTAAATTTAGTGGAACTACTGGAGGAGGATCAATGTTTGGAACTCCATATATGAACTTCTCGGGATTTGAAAATAGAAGAAATAATAGAAACTATTTCTTGTGTAAGTAATGCTATAATTAAAATAAAAATATTATGAGTTTTGATAATTTTATTATGGAAGTGCCTGGAGCATTTTCAAAATCTTGGTGTAACAGCGTAATTGAACAATTTGAAAAAGATAAAAATCTTCAATTGGATGGAACATGTGGATCAAATATAAATGGGTCATCTACTGTAGATAAAAAAATAAAAGATGGAACAGAAATTTGTGTTAACCCAGAATTACTAGGAAATCCTGAATGGAGACCATTACTAGAACCTTTTCAAAAAATTTTAAAAAAACATATAAAAAATTATTGTAAAAGATATTCCTTTGTGGATGAAAGTAATGATACAGAAAGCGGATTAAATGGAATTGCAAAATTGGAACTAGAACCAGAATTTAATATTCAAAAATTTTATCCAGAAAAAGGATTTTTTGTTTGGCATGTTGAAACTGGTTCTGATACCAATTCATATAGACAACTTGTTTGGATGATATACTTAAATGATCTTAAAGATAAAGGAGGAACTCTTTTTAAATTTCAAGATATTAGATGTAAACCACAAAAAGGAAAATTAGTTATATGGCCTGCTGGTTGGACACATTTTCATAAGTCGGAAATTTCTCCATCAGAAATTAAATATATTGCAACAGGGTGGTACAAATACGCATAAATAATCATATACACAATTACCTGTGATAACCATGGATCCAGCACAACTCAAAACAAACTTTGAAGAGCAGATTGCTACAACCGAAAAGCAAATTGCTGAACTCGAAGCAAACCTTATTAAAGCAAAAGAGTATAAGATTAAACTAGAAGGCGGTCTAGAAACTCTAGGTCTTCTAGAAGACAAACCTGAAGAAGAAGCAGCACCTGCAGCAGAAACAACAGAAGAATAACTCTCAGATCCCTTCTTCCTAAATAGGTAAGAAGGGATTTTTGTGTGTAATGGCGTCTCCAAATTCAAGAGCTGATCTTATCACATATTGTAAGAGGCAACT